GACTTGGCCGTGTTAGGCAGATTGTTCAATGAGGTGTTGGGGGATTTGGGTTTGACGGTTGTTGGCCGGTCGGGAAAGCCTGAAGTTGAGGGTGAGGTGAATGAACTTGACCGTATCCGAGCACAGTCTGCGGCTCGGCTCGCCAAAGCCAAGACTAAGCACGAAACCGGAGAAGCATCCGAGCAGAATCGGTGATGTCATTGCTTTGTCGGAACTGGTTGGGCAGCCATTGTTACCGTGGCAGGTTCATGCTTTGACTGAGGGTACTCGTGTCCGCCCTGATGGCAGGTTTGCTTCACGCACGGTCGGCATCACGGTGGCCCGCCAGAACGGTAAGTCGCATTTGATGCGGATGCTGATTCTTACTCACCTGTTTGTTTGGGATACACAACGCATTGTAAGCATGGCACAGAATCGGGCTTTGGCTGTGGACCAGTTCAAGCAGGCTGTGGATATTGTGATGCGAACCCCGGAACTGCGGGCAATGGTGAAAGGCAATCCTCGGTTCGCTAACGGTCAGGAATCTTTGCAGCTGAAGAATGGGGCAAGGTGGGAAATTGTTGCAGCAACCCAAGAGGGACCGCGTGGACGCACAGCCGATTTATTGTGGATTGACGAACTGCGAGAAATTGACGAGAAGGCTTGGAAGGCGGCAACGCCAATTACACGTGCCCGTAAGAACAGCCAAGTCTGGGTCACTTCGAATGCCGGGGATGCTCACTCAACTGTGCTGAATGATTTGCGGACTGGCGCTTTGGCCGGGACCGCAAAGGGTGTCTGCTGGTTGGAATGGTCCGCTGATCCAGCGAAACATATTTCGGATCGTGATGGCTGGTATCAGGCGAATCCTGCATTGGGGCATTTGATTGATGAGGATGCTATCGAGTCGGCGAGCAGATTGGATAAGCCTGAAGCGTTTCGCACCGAGTCTTTGTGTCTTTGGGTTGATTCGTTGGATAGCCCTTGGCCTTACGGTAAGTGGGATGAATGCCGGGATGCTGATTTGCGGGTGGACCCAGGTCAACCAACATGGCTGGCTATCGATGTCACGCCTGACCGTCGCCGTGCAGATTTGGTTGCTTCACAAATGCTTCCTGATGGTCGGATTGCTGTGGCGGTGGTCGAGTCTTGGGAATCAAACTTTGCCATCGATGATTTGAAGGTTGCCAGCGAGGTGGCCAAATGGTCTCGGACCTATGGGACAGCGATGGTGGCTTTCGGCCGTTGGACAGGAGCGAACATTGCTCAACGTCTGCAAGTTGGTGGTATCCCTGTGCAGGATGTGTCAGGGCAAATCTTTTCGCAGGCTTGTGACGAAACATTGTCGGCGATGAACTCGTTACGACTCGTGCACGTCGGCCAGCCGATACTTGATACGCATATGAACTCGTGTGCCCGCAAAGCGTATTCGGATGGTGGCTGGCGTATCGTCCGCAAAGATTCTGGTGGCCCAATCTCTGCAGCTGTGGCAGCAGTCATGGTTATCCACCTGGCATCTAAGCCGCAGGCACAGTCCGACATTATTTTTGTGTAATAGACTTGCGACACCCTTACCCTCTATGCTATGCGCATGGGTTTACTTGACCGATTTGCCATAGTTGCTGCCCCGACAAAGCCAGCATCCCAAGTCATCGCTACCGATACTTACTATGGGCAATCAACAAACACCCTTTGGTATTCAGCCAGCAACGTTGCAGTCAGTCGCTCTGAAGCAATGCAAGTCCCCGCTGTTGCTCGTGCCCGCAACATCATTTGCAGCACAATCGGTTCGCTACCGTTAGAGCGTTACTCGACGCTCACCAAAGAGGAACTCACCCCAATTCCTCTGTTTGAGCAACCTGACCCGAACAGCCCCCGTTCGGTCACCTGGTCTTGGCTGGCTGATTCAATTTTCTTTTACGGAGTCGGCTACCTACAGATTCTTTCTACCTATGCGGAAGATGGGCGACCCCAATCCGTTCGCTGGATAGATCCAAACCGTGTCCAGCCACGCTTCAACAACAGCAACACTCTCGTGGTCGGCTACAACCTTGATGGACAGCCAATCCCCAATGAAGGTGTCGGCTCCCTTATTGCTTTCAACGGTCAAGATGAAGGTTTGCTAGTTCGCGCAGGTCGCACTATTCGTACCGCACTTGAACTTGAGCAGGCTGCATATCGTGCAGCGCAGGAACCGTCACCACAATCCGTGCTGAAGTCAACCGGTGTTGATTTACCAGCCGATAAGGTGACCGCACTCTTGACCAAGTGGAAGGAAGCACGACAGTCACGCTCAACCGCATACCTTTACAGCGGCATTGACCTACAGACCGTCGGCTTCGACCCTAAGAGCCAGCAACTAGTTGAGGCCCGCCAGTTCCACGCTTCGGAAATCGCTCGCGCCGCCGGCATCCCAGCCTGGTATTTGAACGCTGAAACAGCATCCATGACTTACAGCAACACCGAACAGGAACGTCGCACCCTTATCGACTTCTCACTACGGCCAATTCTTTCAGCTGTAGAGGACCGACTTTCAATGAGCGACGTAACGCCACGTGCTGTCATTGTCCGTTTCGATATTGACGACTTCCTACGCGGCTCATACGCTGAACGAGTCGATATTTCCACCAAACTTCTTGCAGCAGGCATCGTCGATGTGGCCGAAGCAAGAAAAATTGCCGACCTGCCACCAACCCCCGAAAGGCCACAGGCATGAAACTAACCTTCTCAACGTCAATCACAGCTGCGGACGCTGAAACCCGCACCTTGACTGGACAGATTGTGCCATTCGGTAAGCCAGGCAATACCTCTGTCGGCCCCGTAATCTTCGAAGTTGGCTCAATCACCAACCTATCCGACCCATCGAGCATCAAACTATTGATGGAACACGATCAGACTCGCCCTGTCGGCCGTTGGGTCGAGTTTTCTGCTACCCCAACCGGCATTATCGGTAAAGCAAAAGTTGCCAGCACCCAAGCAGGTAACGATTTGCTGGTGGAAGCAGCCGACGGTCTGCGCGACGGATTCTCCATTGGCGCAAACATTGATTCTCATGACGTAAAGGACGGTGTTATTCGCGTGAAGTCTGCAACTCTCGTAGAAGTTTCCGCTGTAGCCAACCCCGCTTTCGATTCTGCCCGCATCAGCGATGTTGCAGCATCGGAAGACTCGGCCCCTGTGGTCGAACCAGAAACTTCAGCAGCCGCTGAGGAAACCCCAACCCAAGAGGAGGACACGCAAGTGTCTGAAACCCCAACCGTCGAGGTTGAAGCCGCCGAGGCAACTCCAGTTGCGGCTGCCGCCCCGATCTATACTGCACCACGTTTCCAGGGCATGAGCTCTGGCGACTATGTTGCAGCCAAAGTAAAAGCCGCAATGGGCGACCATGAATCGGCACTTCTCGTTCAGGCTGCTGATGACAGCATTGCAACCAACACCGGTTTGACCCTTCCAGGTCACATGAACGAGTTCCTTGTCAGCACCTTTGCTTCACGTCCAACTGTTGACGCAATCGGAACCCGCGCATTGCCAGCGTCAGGAATGTCTTTCACCATTCCACGGATGGGAACTGCTCCAACGGTTGCAACGACCGCTGAAGGTGCAGCACCTAGCGAAACTGGCATGACCTCCGACTACATCACCGTTGATGTTGTCAAGAAGTCTGGCCTGAACCGCGTTTCCTTCGAACTGCTTGAGCGTTCAGCACCAAACTTTGGTGATTTGCTGCTCCGCGAACTGCAGAAGGCATACGCAAAGAACACCGACCAGTACGTCATTGCAGAACTGACCGCTGACGGTACTCAGGCAACCGCAACCGCAGGAACCATTGCAGGTTTGCAGTCGTTCATCGCAACTGAAGGCCCAGCCGCATACTTGGCAACCGGTGGCGACTTTGCAACCGAACTGGTCGCTTCGTCAGCATGGTGGAGCGCACTCATCAACGCAAACGACAGCACCAACCGTCCGCTGTTCGCTGCTCTCAGCCCACAGAACGCATCAGGCAACGCATCCGTCAACGCAACCAGCGCAAACGTGCTCGGAACCTCATTCCGTGTTGATCACAACATCAGCACCGTCGGTTTGATTGACGAATCAGCATTCCTGATTGCACCTGCTGCTGTCGGTATTTGGGAAACCCCAACCACCCAGCTGCGCGTCAACGTTCTGACTTCAGGCGAAGTTGAAATCGGCCTCCACGGCTACATTGCCGCAAAGGTATTGAAGGCTGGCGGCGTACGTCGCTTCAACCTGACCTGATTCGACTAGGTGGGGGTTCCAGCCCCTGTGGCCCCCACCTAACCCTGTAGGAGAAACATGGCATTTTTAGATAACGCAACTCTCACGCTAACCCTGGGCGTGGGAGACCTGTACCCCGACGACATGGTTAGCCAAGTTGTCGATGCGGCAAATGCTCTGGTTCTTTCCTATGTAGATGCTGACGCAGCCTCCGCAGAGCCACCCGCCTGTAAGGAGGCTGCGTTAGCCATCGCAGTCGAAATGTGGCAGTCACGAATCGCCCCTGGCGGTCAAATGGTCGGTGTCGATTTCACACCAGCACCATTCCGCATGGGACGCTCACTAATGTCTAAAGTTTCCGGACTTTTAGCACCATACATAAATGAAGCAGGACTCATCGGATGAGCATTGCGGACACGCGGCAAGAACTCATTGACGCTTTCAAAGGATTGAACGTCAACGTGTATCAGCAGGTTCCACCTGTTGTCATGCCACCTGCCCTATTTGTTTTCCCTGATGACCCATATTTGGAACCCGTCACTATCGGCTCCAGATTGCGCTTCCAAGCCAATTTCCGCATCGGCGCAGCCGTTGCCTACAACGACACCCCAGCAGCCCTAGCGAACCTAGAAACCCTCATGGTGGACGTTCTAAGTGCCCTCCCACAAGGCGAGGCAGGAAGTTGGGAAAAACCAACGCAAGACCAAGTAGGACCTTCAAACCTGCTGGTATCACAAATCACATTCAAAGTGAATACTGAGGAGTATCGCTAATGGCAACAACGATCATCACGGGTCGTGACCTCTCGCTGACAATTGACGGTGACGTGTACGATGCACAAGCATCAGCGGTAACCCTCACTCGTTCCGTCGAGCAGCAGATGTATCAGGTCCTTGACGGCCCTGTTTACAAGACGACCGACAAGACCGCAGAACTTTCCGTCACAATGTATTCCGACTGGGGTGCAGCAAGTTCTCTCTGCGAAGCACTTTGGGCAGCTGCAGACAGCGCACCAGACACCGCATTGGCATTCAGCTTCGTGGCAGCATCAGGCGCAACCTTCACCGGCAACGTGTTCCCGAAGTTCCCTGACGCAGGCGGAACCGCACCAGATGCACAGCAAATCACCGTTACTATGGTGGTAGAAGCCGGCGACGTAACACTCGCCTAAAAGGAGAAAATGATGAGGGCTGGAATCAAAGTAACCTATCTCGATGGCAGCATGGAGTCGGCCACAGCAATCGTGGCCGATTTCATTGCCTGGGAACGTGCCACAGGCCGTAAAGCATCCACACTAACTGATGGCGTAGGTATCGAGGATTTAGCAATTCTCGCTCACGCTGGTATCAAACGTATGGATCGTGATACGCCTGATTTCGCAGACTGGCTGTTGCAGGTTGAGTCTGTTGAAATGGCGGATGATGTGGCCCCAAAAGCCACGAAAAGGGGAGCCTCCAAAGGCTCCTAATAGAGCTGGAACTGAAGACTGGCCGACGGTGGGAAACCGTTGAGGACATTCTGACGGTGTACGAGATTTTGGAGGAGCAACATGGCTAACGATGTTTTGTTGCTCACGGGTGTCAAAGAAACCCGTAAAGCCATCAAGGACGCTTCTCCAACCATTCTCAAAGAGACCGACAAGCGCATCCGCGATTTATTCAAGGCCGAAGCAAAGATTGCCCAGCAACTCGTACCTCTACAGCCTCCACTATCGGGCTGGACGACTTGGGACGGTGCGCAGGCCCGTCGCAGCATAAAGCCAGGCAAAGGCCGTAACCGTAAGACTGCCAATGGCTGGATACAGTCGCGTGGCTTGATGAACTCATCAAAGTTTGGTGCGATATTTGAACTGGCTGGCCGAAAAACCGGTGGCATCACCCCACAAGGTATCGGCTTCGTAACCCAACTCAATGCGCGATACGGTGAGGCTTCACGCGCCATTTGGCGGGCACTCGATAACGGTGGACGTGACCGCATCCAACGCGGCCTCATAGATGCTTACAACGATGCTTTACAAAAGATTGAATCCGATATCAACAGTCAGGTCGGCTAATGGCTAGCGGTGCTATTTTCGCAAAACTCATCTCCCAGTTTGATGAGAAGGGTTTCACTCAGGCTGGCAAAGCCACCGACACGATGGGTTCCAAACTCAGCAAGTTCGGTAAAGCCGCCGGAATGGCATTCGCTGCCGCTGGAGCCGCCGCTGTCGCCTACGGCGCAACGCTGCTCGTTGATGGTGTCAAATCAGCCCTAGAGGACCAGAAAGCCCAACTCAAGTTGGCGATGGCCCTGAAAAACGTCACACACGCAACCGATGCACAAGTTGCTGCCGTTGAAGATTACATATCAAAAACCGCATTAGCCACGGGTGTTGCCGATGATGATC